CATGTAAGGATCATGAAAGTAACCTACAAAACTGTAGACTGCAATAAGTCCAGTGGTAGCACCTGCTACTGGTATAAGTCCTACAAAGAATCCATAGAAGACTCCTAGCAGTAATACAATGATGTATGTTTCCATAGAGAAATCACAGAGGTGCTAACACCTACTGTGCCTTTTTAATTTATTGGGGGATATACAACTGAACTTCACTGCATTCCGCAAAAGAGCGTTAGTTGTACTATGTGTTTATTTAGTCCGCCACACGAAGTATAACCGATTTTTGTGGCTGTCGGTTCTAATGTCTAGTATTTCTACGCCAAGTTGTTCTGCACAGTTAACAATAAAGTTGCTGTCCCATGGGTAAAAGTAAATCCAGTTTGACTCGCTTTTGTCATGTGGTAGTCCAGGATTTGCTCTAAAGAACATTACTGCACCTGGATTACACAAACTTACAGCATGTTCCAGTTCTGCATAAATTTTATCTGTGCTGCCAAAGTTGATACTGCCAAGTGCTATTGTAGCATCATACTTTTCATCTGGATGATGATCTAGTAGTTTTACATGCAAATCTGCTGCATCATTATAAGGATCAATGCCAACTAGATTATCTATCTTGCCTTTAAACTCATGATATCCGCAACCAATGTCTAGTACCTTGCGTGGCTTTAAACTGTTGATCTCGTCAATGAGTGCAAGTCCACTGTACTTGTACTTTTTCATTTCGCCTTGCCATACATTGCGAAAGTAGTTGTCTAACACTTTATCGTCAATGCGATCAACAAGTTCGCCAATGTGTGTATATTCAACATCAATTTCAACGTCGAATGTACCTTGAATAGCCTGTTGCAATGTGCGTGAGTTACGCAACAACTGCGGGCTAGTATGGATCATTTGTTCAAGTTTGTGTAGGATTTTATGGTTCACGGTTTATAAGTTCCTATAAAAATGTCACTGTGTTTGTGATGTTGTATCCATTGTACACTATGTTTTTGACCAAAGTCAAGTATTAATTTATTCTGTTCTTCAATACGTTTGGTCATCAAGTAGTCTGTTTCATACCAGTCATAGTTTGGATAGGTAATGTCAAATCCACCTGCCTTCTTCCACCATAGAAAACTTGCCCAGTCTGGTCTGTAAACTAGTTGTATCCATGCAAGTGGATAGCGTTCTTGTATTTCATTAAAGTAGTAGGGCCACTCGTGACTCATTAGTAGTTTGCTTCCAGAACTAAGGTCCCACTGTGTATAGGGTGCATTGAGGTTGTGCTTATCCAACCCGCCTTCAGCAGGGTTTGCAGGAAACTCCATACCAGTGCCATAATAAGCATCACAGTGTCCACTGAAGTCGCCATGTTTGTATATGCGATGTTCTGCACGATCTGTGCAGTTGTATTGACCCGAGGATTTTATTTCCTGTGCAATGCCACTCCAGCGACTGCCAGGCACACCTGTGTAAAATATATATTGGGGGAGCATAAAAATATTTATCATTATATGCGCACTTAATCAAATATATGGATACTTAACTATCGCTCTAGCGACGTAAGTAATATTAACAAGGGAGGCATATTTGCTCTATAATATAACACCTTGTATGCTTCTCTATGCAATCAGGAGAATGCATATATAATGGCTAGAAAACAACGCAAAGCTAAACCTCAGCGTCAACACCTTACACATGCTGAGTATATGGAATCAAACGTACACTACCTACCACAAGCAACCAAACAAAAAGAAGTTCATTTACATGGACGCAATCCTAACCAAAAATCTTACATTTTTAAACTACTAGATCCTACGCAAACTATTGTTTTTGCAACAGGACCAGCAGGCACGGGAAAAACAATGTTGGCTGTACTAGCAGCTGTTAAAGCGTTAAAAGAAGGAGATGCAGAACGTATTATCATTACACGACCGGCAGTAGGTGTAGATGATGAACAACACGGTTTCCTACCAGGCACTATAGAAGATAAGATGGCGCCTTGGACAAAGCCAATATTTGATGTAATGAGAGATTACTACAATGCCAAGCAAATACAAACCATGATCCAGGAAGGTGTTATTGAGATTTCGCCACTGGCATTCATGCGGGGTCGAACTTTTAAAAACGCTTGGGTTATTGCAGATGAAATGCAGAACGCAACACCTAATCAAATGAAGATGTTACTTACACGCATTGGAGACAACAGTCGTATGGTAGTAACCGGTGATATTGCACAAACAGATCGTAAAGAATATGAAAACGGATTGATTGATTTCAAACGACTATATGCGAGATTTAACGACAGTGAGTACATTAGCATTGCTGAGTTTGAACATCAAGACATTGAAAGACATCCAGCAGTCATCGAAGTCTTAGATATATATGGCGATAAATAAACATGTTATAACAAACAGATTTATCTTCGGAGAACAAGACACATGGCAACAGATTATAGATTTGCTATTCAATGCTGGCAAGACAGTGCAGGCAGTGAAGACGCAAGAATGGACGTATTCATTGATGGTACAAAAGTTGTAGACAATACAACAATCACTGCTACTAGCGCAGATAGCCCACAGTTAGTAACGTGGGAAACTACAGGACTTGCAGATCCTGCTGGCGACGGTAGTGTGGACATTGATATTAAGGTAGTGCTCAAGAACGAGTACTATGTAGACACTGACACAGATAGAAATATTTGGATTGACATGATTGGGTACAATCCTAAAGCCAATAATGTAAGTGGACAAAGCGGCGCAGTATATACAACACCAAGTAGTAATCCAGCAACAGTTGTATCAGACTGGACAACAGCAGACAGTTATATGCAGGAACTTCCTACAGCAGTAGCAGGTGACCAGATTCCAAGTGATTTTTGGAGCGGTGTTACAGTTTTCAATCATATCCCTGTTTGGGGAAGTGATGGTATAGACGGTACAACTGTTACCCTTCCACTAAAATAGATCGCATAATAAAAATAAAAGAAAAGCGCCATATGGCGCTTTTTTTGTGACTTGGCGCGGCTGAAGAGATTCGAACTCCTAGCCTTCGGTTTCGTAGACCGATGCTCTATCCAGTTGAGCTACAGCCGCTGATTTGGTATCCCTACCCGGATTCGAACCGAGATTGCCGCCGTGAAAGGGCGGTGTCCTAACCATTAGACGATAGGGACTTATTTGGCATAGGTGGAGGGATTCGAACCCCCTAGCATCTCTGCTCTAGTTTTGGAGACTAGTGTGACACTCCAACTTCACCGCACCTACATTATTTGTTGCGTTTACGCCTAAACTTTCTAAGCCTTGCATACTTTCTCAGCATACACTCAATAACAATATTTTTAAGTTTGCGACGTTTTGATCTTGCCGCTTGACTTCGATCTAGTCTAGTACCTCTGTCCATATCTGCCTCTTTATGCAGTTACGATCTCGTAAACCTCTTTCCAACTCTTAGCAAGTGGAAAATCCTTGCAATCCATGTTAAAGCCATGCTCGATTACAATAGGCTTCAGACCGACTTTTTCACCAGCGAGTGCGTTTTCTACTTTGTCCTCGACCCAGTAACAACCGCTGTCTTTGTATTTAAGTAAAGCCTCATCTTTGTCGGCGCCAGTAGCCAAGCAAACAACACTTTCAAAAGTGCCTTTGCCAAACAGTTTTGCTAGGTTCCGTTCCCGCAACTTTTGTGCATACTTGTTAGTTGACAAACTAGTAACACAAATAAATGTCCATCCTTCGTCAGCCATCTTAGTTATAACTTCGACTGCATCACGCAGTGGAGGAAGGTAACCAATAGCAGCACTTTCGTTGAAGATGCGTATCATCTTCTTGCCTTGTTCTTTGCTAATACCGTACTGTTCGCCTACGTTGTAGATCGTCTCAGCACCTTCTATCTTTTGGAATCCGTATTCTTCCATAAAAATATGGAAGGCATACTCCCAATTACATAGGACGCCATCACAATCTACAATAATAGTCTTTTTCATATTTTCTCTTTCTCTTTAACTTACTTTACTAGTATAGCAAACTTTTAAGTTTTGTCAACCACTTTTACATAGTTAAGCACAGTTTCTTTGCCACCGTGGAACTTACTGGTCTGGTGACGTTTGACTTTGCCTTCTACTGTACAAGCATCGCCCCAATGTTCTGCAGAATGTTTAGTAAAGAAGCAAACAATATCTGTGCCGATTTTAGCATTTACAATGTAGCAAGCCAGTCTCTGTATAAAACTACAGTTAATGATTTCTACTTCGCCGCTGATCTTCTCGCCTAGATTGCCAATGTATTCACTAACAGTACTAAGTTTGCGCATTTCGATGTCTTTAGCATCACGTTTGACTGCACGGTTGTATGCTTTAGGCAAACTTGCTATTACGCCAATATCTCTGCGATCAACTACACCTGTTTGGATAAGGTTGAGAACTTTTTGCTCAAAATCATTGATCTTGGCACCCATGGCTTTAAATGTCAAGCCTCTGTAGTATTTGATGATATCTTCTGCAGTAGTTTCGCAGTCTTGCGTAACTGTGTCTATAAACGCAGTTTGCTGTTCACTAAGAACACCTAAATGTGAAAGGATAAGTGTTTTGTTGGTCACGGTGTCTGGACCAGGATAGTTTATGTATTCTTCTTGATTTTGGTTATATGCTGCAACAGCGTAGGTCATTACTAGTTTGAGGTCGAAAGTAGTATCTTTCATTGCTTTGGTCCTTGGTAATGTTTAACAATATGTATATAATAGCACCTTTATATTATTTGTCAACCAGATCCTTGTAAATCATCCTCAAACTATTTTGTGCTTGTATATTTTTCGTTACACACGTTCTTTGCCAAAGATCTTCTTCCCACGCAACCTTTCCTGTGTAATGGCTGTAATGAAACTGCTCAGGATTAGTGCAGATATGTGTGTGCCAAACACTGATGTTCTGTTGGTCAATCCAAGTTGCAAGTTCTGGTATATTGTCTATGTTGTCATGTTGTACAACTGTGTTAACCATAAACTTGGGATCTAGTGCTTGTCTTAGTGCTTGTATATTTTTTTGTATTATATCCCAACTACACAGCGTCCTAATGCGTTCTATTGTTTCTCCTGTGCCATCTATACTCAGTACAAAACATAAGTTAGTAAAACGTTTAAGTGCAGACATCATATGGTCTGTCAAGATAGTTGCATTTGTATTGATTATTATTTCGCAGTCAACGTTTTCTAAACTATCGAGCACAGTGCTAAAACTCTTTATCATAAAAGGTTCACCGCCTGCAAGATAAATGCGTTTAGCATTAGGGTTGATATCAAGATCGGGCTCTACAGTTTTGTAAATATCTTCATGACCTAAGTATCTAGCCCATTCGCTGCTACTGCCTGCATTGCAAGTTTGACATCTTAGGTTACAAAGATTACTGTATCGCAAGTCATAACTTAGTTCTTCTGGATTATGGAAATCTAAATCTGGAAAGGATTTAAGCCATTCTTTGTTGTAAAGTTGCCGTTCACTAAAAGTCTTTATTTGTTCTTGCGCTACACATTTTCTGCATTCACCAACAGATTTATTGTCTAGCATTGCTGTGCGCACTGCTTGTAGTCGATCATCGTCGATGATGTCGCTGCTATGACAACAAAGTTTTTGCTTATTGTTGAGGTCTATGTGCTTGTGTATGAAAGGAAGGACGCAGAAACTATGCCCATATGTTAGTACATCCTTTAGTTGGATATCTGACATAGTTCTACTAGTGTTGCCGCCAAGTTAATCTCTTGGTCTGCTACCATTGGAATGTTGCGCAGTCCTTTTGCAATGATGAGAATAGCTGCATCCTTTTGTTCCTGTGTTTCTCCCCACAGTTCCAAGTTGTCATACATCCAGCGGAACAGATCATCCATTTCCTCAGGACGCACTTGACTGCACAGCATCTTACGAGCCTCTAGTATCTTACCTTGCTTGAACAAGTCTACCACTGCTAGTTTGTAGTCTGCTGTTGCACTATCACCTTCGTTTGGCTTTACTAGTGTGCCATCCACTGTGTTCATCTGACACAAGTTCAAGCATTTACGCAAGTCAGGATATGTTGCTTTTACATAACTGTCCAGTGTATCAATATCAATCTCTACACCTTCTTCAACACACACTGTTGCAATACGAGCAGTAAACTCTGTGTGATCAATCTTTTCAATGTGAAAGCCTTGACAACGGCTGTGCAGTGCAGGGATAATCTTGTTTGGATAGTTACAAGTGAGAATAAAGCGACTACTGCTTGCATATGTTTCCATTACACCACGCAGTGCCGCTTGACCATTTGGACTGATATAATCAGCCTCATCTAGCAGTACAACTTTAAAATCACCAAAAGGCATAGTTTGTACAAAGTTAGTGATCTTATCACGCACGTTTTCAACACTGTTTTCACGACTAGCATTGATCTCTAGTACATCATACTCATCAATATCAAGCATGTTAATAAGCACTTTTGCCAGTGTAGTTTTACCTGTGCCTGGAGCACCACTAAACAGCAAGTGTGGAATAGTTTTTGCATCTACCCAACCCTGCACTTGTTTACGTTGTGCATCATCTCTAAACACATAGTCTGAGATTGTGCTAGGTCTGTATTTTTCTGTCCAAAGTTCTTTCATCGAACAAGATCCTCAATAGCAAGATATACGCCGTATAGAAAGAAACTCCAGATAACAACGAATCCAACGATGCTCGTATCGCAGTATCCGTACTCATCAGCAAGTCCTAGTTTCTTAAAAAATTTGTGTATCATTTGTAGGTTCCATCTAAGTTATAGTGTTTAGCATTGTACATGAAACAGAGCAGAGCTGTCAATATTCCATATTGATTTTTAAGTTGTATAAACCAACTGCGATAGTGTTTAAGGGTTGACATATTCAAAGTTTACAGTATCTTCGTTAACACGCAGCTTGATTGCACCATTCTTCAAATGAAATCGTTCTGCCATTTCTGTAGGAGGGCTTAGTGTAACAAATCTGTCTACGTCTGGCATGTTGCTTTTGATCCATTCTACTGCATCAAATACAACGTCTGCACCTGCGCCGCGTTCATAACTCCATACTGTGTAAAACACAGCCGTAGTGCCTGGATTGTCCAGCACTTCCTCAGTGCTAGGCACATCCTCGCAGAATGCAGCGCAAATGATTGCAGCAGGTGCTTCGTCCTTGTACCACAGTGCAAATGCTTTGCGGTTTTCTGTGATGCGAAAGTTTGCATCAATGTGTGGTCTTACAGGATCGTGATCGAAATATGAGAGTTGTGTTTCATCAATAACAGTTAACATTTAAATCCTATTGTAAAGTTCAAAGTCGTCAGCGTAAAGTTCTTCTACTCCTGACTCTTCAATGAAAAAGTTAATCATTGCGATAAGATTGGGGTCTGCATTTTCTGCAAACAGTTCGAAAGGTTGGTACCCATTTTCTACAGCCCATGTATTAAAGTCATCTAGTTTAATAAACTTCCAAGAGATATTCTTATAGCGTTCACTAGCATTGATTTGCTTCTGCAAATGTACAGGATCAATGTTGTACCAATCTTTAGGATCTTCTTCCAATGTCTCTTTAAACAAACTTTCAGTGTTGTCCCATTGATCCATCGGTTCTTTGGCAACCGCTGTTGCTAGACGTTTTGTCACAGTTTGTATTTGCTTGGGCAATCTACCATTTGGGTTTCGTACCAAGTAAATGGCTGTAGCATCTTGAATATTTTTTACATCTGCATCACCTAGTTGTACAAAGCCATTTGCTTCGCCCCAAGCAATGATACTGCGTCTAGCACACTTAGGGCTAGTGCCGATCAGATGTTTTCCGTTCCATATCACCATCGATTAATTCTGCAATACGTTTGTAACTATTTTGCAGTTGCTCCTGTAGTTCTCTTACGTTATGTCGTAAGATTTGATTTTCATCTTCTTTTGCAAGAAACATACTCCTGTATCTTTCTGCTTCTGACTGTGTGTGGTCTTCCCAAGCCATTTACACCTCTAGTTTACCTACACCAACTTTCCCTTGATATTCATATGTCTGGTGCCCCATACTAATATCGAAAAACTCCTGCCCTGGATCTTCGTCTGTTACTGCAAGTGTGTCTTTAGGATCTACTGTGCGTACAATCTCACCATTAAGTTCAAATCCACGGCTCCAGCGACCATGTGCTACTAACACCCACTCGCCAACTTTAACATCTTCTTGCTCAGGACCAATAGCAATCACTTTGCCCCATCTTGGATGAATGCCTCGTGTCTCACCGTCATCGCTGGTAATAATAATACCAGCTTTGGTTGTAATCTCACCAAACTCCATTTCCTTTACAAGAATACCATCTCGCAAAGGTTTGAAAGTTCCTGTGGTCCTTGTCGCTACATGTTTTGCCATTAAATCCTCCGTACACCTGGGTTCTCACGTTCTTCTGTGCCTTTTGCAGGTTGAACGTTTTGTTCTACTTTCTTAGCTGCCGCTACAGCCGCTGCTAGCCCACCAGTTGGAGTTGGTTTAGTTTCTTCATCTGGTTGGCTTTGTACAACTTCGTGTACATCGCTGTGACCGTCAACAACATCAGTTGTTTGTGGTTGTGCTTGCACAGCAGGTTCCCAGTCTTGCCAGTCATCTTCATCTGCTTGCGCAATATTTGTGCCTTCTGGGATAACATCGTCTACTGGAACCATTGTGTTCATTTCATTGTATTCTCGCATGATTTGTTCGCGACTTTTTGTAATAGTACCATCAGGCGAAATCTCATCACCTCTAGCGTTTACTTTCATATTGCCCAGTGCAGGCGCAGTTTCATTTGCTAACATCATAGCACCAAAATCAACGTTTTGTCCATTGGCTGTTCTATAAGTTTTTCCTCGAGCCATTATATTCTCCTAATAATAATATGCGTATATTATACTTATCTTAAAAACTCTGCTACGTCTAAATCATAGTATAGACTGTCAATCTTATGCACACCTATCAAATATAGCACATAACTTGCAACACTACTACCACGACCAACACCCCAAACAATGTCTTGATCTCGCATAGTATCTACAATATAACACAAAAAACGCAACAAGTCAAACATATCTCGTTCTTGGTAAAGCAGTAGCTCTTGTCCTACTCTCTGTAGTTGTGCATCTGTTTTACATAAATCTAACAAGTATTTTGCAATGTCTAAGTGTTTATACTTTTCTGGCATATGCCAGTTGCTTTGATTTATATTATGATACTGTTGTATATCCATATTTACATCGTTCAACTGTGTTAACATTGTGTCCAAATGAAGTGCATTGCTTGCCGCATTAAACTTTGTTACATTTTCTAAACATAGATTAGTAATATCGAGACTTGGGTTTGCATACAGCATTTCACATGCTTGCTGTTCACTGAGAACCTGTCTCGAATATTCATCAAGTTGTATTGTCATTGTTAGGTGGTTTCTTTTTGAAATCTTTTAGTTCTACTACTGTACCTGATTTTTCGTCAAACGTCAAGTCTTCTTCTGACCAATCAACAGTTACTATTTTTAGTCCTTCGTGTAAGAAAAACATCTGCGCACTAGGCTTGTACCAGTATTTTACATACTGCTCTAAATCAGGTTCATCATCAAACAACTGTAACAAGTTTTCATTGCCGCCTTCGTCTGATGTAAATGTATGACTTACGTTTCGTGCCTGTTGGCTGCTAATAGTAATACTGTCTACAAAAAACACTTCTTCACAGATTGCACTGATCTTTGTATACAAACACATGGCGACTAAATGATCCCAAGGATCGTCTGGAAACACATGCACTTGTGCTTTGAATGGTAAGTTAGCAATCTTTGACAGATTGTGTGCTCCAATAAACACACTGTTGTCTATAACTTCTGCAATGTAATATTGAATACGATCCATTGCTTTAGTGTAGAGTTTGTTCTTGCCCATGTTAGGTACTAAACTAATAGTTACATGCCAAGTATTTGGTACAATAATATCTTCCAGCACCATCGTAGTAGAGAAAGTTTCTTTTACTTCTATCATTTTTATATGTCGATTAAATCGTCCCAATCTTTGCCTTTGTCTTTTTGTTGTTCTTGCATTTTATCCCAACGCTCTCTGTCTCTTTTTCTATTTTCTTCTTTATAGTCTTCGAGCATCATTTCAATCTGGCTCATTACATGTGCATTGCCCGATTGATAGGCAAAGTTCATACGCTTTTGCAGTTCACTTATTTTTTTGAGAACTTCTGCGTCAGACATGCTGGATAAGTTAGGTGTTAAAGGATGATTCATCTTAGTCCATCCCTGCGTTGTTCACAATATGCATTAAATGTTATCCAGTTTCTCCACACAAGCCAAGCACCAACAATGCTCCAAAGCATGTTGGGAATCATCATTAGTGTTATACTAAAGTAGATTAGCACAGAAAATACTGCACATACTAAGTGGTCTTTTGTTGTCATTCAATAAACTGTTTAAGTTGTGGTGCCTGCCATCCTTCAGGTTTGAGAACTTTGCCGTCCTCACGTTTGCGAACTTTACCTGTTTCTGGATCAATCTTTGCAAAGTTAGTTTTCATAACTTCTTCCCATGCACCTTCGCTGTCCCAGCCAGCTGCACGGATAGCACCAATAGTTACAACCAGAATATCAATAAGTGCATCTAGTTGTTCTACTTTGTCGTTGGCGTCTACTGCTTCTGTTAGTTCTGTATATTCTTCTTCGATTAAATCAAGATACATAGCGTAGTTACTTGCGCTAGGCTCTTGGTCACACGCTGTTTGAAACGTGTCAATATCTTTAAAAGGATTAGTCATTGATACCTCTGGTTATGCATGTATTATATATATTATACAGGTTTTAGAGGCAGTGTCAAGTATTAAATGGCTTGTAGTACTAGTTTTTTCCAAATAGCAGTTGAGCCATCATATGTTGCTGTACACACATATAGGTTAGTAGCATCAGCACAAATATCGCCTGCCTTGTCACCTGTCTGACCTGTGCCAGTTGCAGTGCGAACTTCAATAGAACGATTGTTGCGCAACTGGTCAAGTACAGCAATACTTGCACCTGCATCATCTGTAATGAACTCAAACAAGTGTACACCTGTTCTGTCAAATGTGATTACATTACTGCCGTTGCTGCCGATAAGTTGATCTTCACCAATGTCCACTGCTCCTGGTAGTGTCATTGTATGTGCTACGTTTGCTACATTGATTTCAACACGGATTGTGCCTACTTTGCCTGCGGCTGGAAAGTTACTAAACGCAAATGTGCAACTGCCGCTAGTTGTTAATGTTTGATATGGACCATCTTCATAGTCAAAGGTTACTGTTCCACTAGTTGTACCTTTTGCAACACGAGTTTCACTGATATCTTTAAGTTCAAAATCTTCAAGTACTGCGCCAGCGCCATCATTGTTTAGACTGTCGCCGTCCAATGCGCCTTTGAGGATTGCCTTGCTTTCAATGTCACTAATCTCTGTCTTAGCAGTGTCTAGTGCTGTTTTAATATTGGTAAAGTTATCGCGAAATCCTTGGCTGTCATTGTCCTGCCCTGCTACTGGATACGCTGTGTCAATACCTGTTGTGATAATACCGCTTGCCATTATTTAAAACTCCAACTGTGGAAACTGTCTATATATTTATCTTTCAGTGTAAGGTAGTCTGTCAAAAGGTCCTACCTGTGGGAACTTAATATATTTGTCCCCTTGATCTTTGTTTGCAAATGTGTCTACATTGGCAAAGAATCTTGTACCGTCACCATCAAACTCTGTTACGTCACTAACATCAAATGTTGTTTCTTGTGTGATTGTAAACTTGTTTGTTGTTTTGTCAAACCAGCGGCTCAAGTTATTGTCTAGTATAAACCTATCAATCTCAAAACTAATCTTTTTAATATCCAGTGTACTGTTTTTTACACGTTCTTCAAGTCTATACTTGATCTTTTTCGCCGTGCCTGGATTACAGTAAACAATAGGTGCTGCTAGTATCCACCCAAGCACTGTGTTATCTTCTTGTTTGTCTTGCATCCAGTCTGGTAATACTTTACGTTCTAGTATTTGATAACCAATGTCTGTGGTAAGTCTACTGCGCATATTTTCAATACTGTTTGGATACACATAATAATCGTTTGCTTGTGAAACCAAATAATGCTGATGACTTACATCTATAGCAGGTTCACTTACACGCAATGGATTACTCCATGTAGTGACATCACTGCGTACATCTTGTTTTAGTACAGGACTACCACTCATCCCTGTGCTAGGATTTATTCCTTGTTTATTATCTAAAAGTTCTAAGTAGACAACTTCATACTTCACAGTGCCATCTTCATTAAGGGCTCTTGCTGTTTTAAAATCACCAAATCTTAATATGTTATTATAGAAGTTTTTACTCATTGCTTCTATGTAATCTGTTTCAGGCTTTGGTGCTAGACCAGCTGCAATCACAGCACGAATATCTGTTTGAATACCAAATGCATAATCACCCGGACGATACACATCTGCTTGTGGTATGTCATCGTTGTTTTGAATAAACGCTTCATAGATATCACGTTGTGCTTGTGTAGGCAACGCTCTAGCAAAAATACTTTCATATGGCTTTTTGCTATCTAGTACTAGTCTTATACTAAATGTCTTGTAAGTGTCTACAACACCATCTGCACTGAATACCCTTACTGTAAATGTATAGATATTTTCAAATGTTGTTTCATTGGTGTACAAATCTTCAATATCAAACGTTGTACGTCCTGTGTCAAACATTAATGTTTCAAAACTTACTCTGCCTACAATAAGTCCACTGCTGTTAAGTGTTAACCCTTGTGGCAAGTTTTGTGTAAATCCTAGATTACCTTGTAGTTCATACTGTACAGGTCTGCCGTCGCTAATACTAGCTGAAATACTAAGTTGACTTTGTGTACCTGTGCTTATAGTACCAAGGTCAGCATTGGGCCACCCAACAACACTGTCTATATCGCCTTCTACTGTGACACTGAAACTAATAGTGTCTTGACTTACATACTCAGTGTTATCACGTTTGCGACAGAAAATACCAAAGGTATAGTTTTTAGTAGTACTGGCTTGCTGTGGAATGTATCCGCTAATCCAACCGCTGGTAGGATCTAATACCAGACCGTCTGGTAAGTTAGCAGATTCTTGATCAAAGTTTACATCATCAAAGCCATCTACTGCACTGTCAAAACCGCCAACTAGTTGAAACTCTAATGTATCTCCATCAAAGTCCCTTCCAAGTACTTGGTAACTAAAATAGTTGTCGTGTTTAATAGTGCCTATTTCTGTTGCTTGTGTTAGCATGGCAGGTCTACGCAGATTTGTTTCACTTGCGTCTAAAAGTTGACCTAATCCTGTATTAGTTTCTTGATCGTGATAGTTGTCTACTGTGAGTATGTCCATGTCTGCTGTAACAACATTACGACTTGCAGCAAACAGTGTATATGATTTTAAGTCAACGTCTTTGCCATCTGTGACTGCTACAATAAAGTCATATGTTTTGTTTACACTTTTAGTTCTAAAGTCCCATTCTCCGATGTCAAAGTTATTGACATCAAATCCAGGAGTACCTGTTACATCTTCAAAAGGAGTAATGTATCCAATAATCTTACCATCGGTTGTAACTTCTAATCCACTAGGCAAGTTGCCACTTTGCAGTTTCCAAGTTAGTGTATCTTGCGGATCAGGGTCTGTAGCAGTAAGTTGTACATCAACTTTATCGCCATCGAAAAACGCACCTAAATCACTTGCAGGTTCCGAAGTAATCACAGGAGCATCTTGTCCTGTGACAGTCATTTCAAACACACGGTCTGCTACACTGCCATCATCACTTACAGCTCTTACAATAAACTTACTGGTAACATCTTGTGCTACTTCTTTAGGAACACCTTGGATATAATCATAGTTCTTAGGATTGCCTTCTACAACACCATTGCGTGTCACTCTAATGCCAACAGGCAATACGCCACTCAAGTATTTGTAACTTGTGGCATTGGCTGCGTTTAGTTGAACTTGGTAAAACTCGCCTTCTACGACTGTACCTAGATCACCAGGTGGTGTAACCCATACTGGAGGCAACATACTATATACTCCTCGTTATATGTAGTATTTATCAACCCTACCAGGTGTCACCGCTCCATGCAACACGCTTCCAAATGTTTGCTGAACCGTCGTAATCTGCTGTTGCATAGTAGATATAGTTGCCGTCAAAGGCAAAATCGCCTGCAGTATCGCCGCTAACGCCTATACTGCTTGCAGGTGTGTGGCTTTGTACAATACGCATGCGGTCACCACCGGCAGTGATGTCTGCACCTGCATCAACATCTTGTACAAAAATATCTTTAAAACGCAGACTAGTACCGCCAATATCATATGTTTGATCAGTGTCGGGAACAATACTGCTGTCTAATCTGCCTGTAATAGTTACTGTGTCAGCACTGCTGTCACCTAGGTCAACGTTTCCATTAAAGGTTGCTGTGCCACTTGCTATGAGTGTTGCTGTAGTAATACTTGTAGTGTTTGCTACTGCATTTACATTAAGTGTGCCATCTATTACGGCACTACCATCAATGTTTGCAGCACCATCTACTTGCAGTGTAGCACCACGAGTTTCGCCAGTAGCTCTAAGATCACCAGTTACACTAGCATCGCTTTGAATGTTTACAATGCCTGTGCCATTGGGATCAATAACAACGTTTTCGTTGCTTACATCTCCAATAATCTTGTTATCAACAAATCTAAGTCTACTTAGACTAGTACCACCAAGTTCGTCGTAAACTTCTGTAAAGTTGTCGTTTACCTTTACAAATGCGGCACGAAGTGAATCGCCTGTGCCGTCGTCTGCATTAGTACCTACATTAATGGTTGCCTTTGCCATTGTCTATCCTTAACTTACAGCGTAGTATGGTACAACGTATGCTGTGCCGTTAACTTTTAGTTGGAAGTATCCAGTTGGAGTTGCTGGTAGCGCAGTTGCTCCACCTGCCGCGCCTACTGTTGTTTGTGCAGTTGTGTTGTAGTCAATAAGACCAGTACCGCTAGGATCAATAACTAGGTCTTGGTTACTGCGCTCTGTACCGATTCTTGTACCACCAACAAATACATCTCCAACTTGTAGTCTGCCTGTTGATTCAGTAAATGTAAACTCGCCGTTGAAACTTACATCACCGTCACTGTCAACAAATGCCACTGCATTGTCTGTATGGTCTGTAAAACGAAGTTCGCTTGCTGTTGCTAATACGACACGACCAGTGCCGTTTGGATCTAGGATAATGTTGCCGTTGGTGTTATCACTAGCAACGGTGTTGCCTGTGATAGTTACATTGTTACCACTTGATGCAGTACTGTACAAATACAGCTCATCAAAGTTATCGTTGATTTTGTCAAAGGCAGTGCGTAACGGATCGCCTGTTCCGTCATTGGCGCTACTACCAATATTAATACTTTGTTTCGGCATTATTAGAACTCCTAACTTACTGTATATTTATCCAGTAGTAGGAAAAAGATTTACAAAGTTAAGTTCTCTAGTGGTCTTGTTGGATTTACACCTAAGAAATCGCCCCATTTGCCATAGTAGTGTCGCATACCAACTTCATCATGTATAGTAGAGTTCTCATGTCTTCCGTGCAGAATGTTTCTTGATTCTGTACCTTCACGCATTGTAGTGCCTTGCCCTGCAACGCCAATAAGGTCTTCGTGCAGATTGCGTCCAAATGGACCCCAGATACTGTTGTGGTGTTTAATGCGTGTGTGTCTCTCAGCAGGTGTGTCAATGCGCAGCCCATAACCTCTGAACTCGATTAAGACTCGATTAGGACCTAGTGGAGTTACTGTGTCACTACGATAGGCACTGCCCCGTAAGTTGAAGTTATAGCCTGGGAAGAGGTCGACCATGTACCACTGGTTGGGCGGCAGATTGGGAAAAGATAACTCCCCTCTATCCTCAAAGCCGTCATACTCAGTATAGTTAACAGTAAAGCTACTGACGTTAACATGACCATTATCAAAAGGAACATTTTTTCTAGCGAAATATTCATCGTTAAAACCGCTCACTCTGTTAAAGTAGTGCATGAAATCGTGATAAAACTCGCTATTAGTATCATGCCACAACTTGTAGTTGGTGTCAATGATTGCTTTGTGATAGTGAAACACTTCTAGTTCTTCAGTATCAATAGCATCTGCTATGCAATCAAATGCACCTGCTGTCCACTGTTCTACATCCTGAGTAGGATTTGGATCCAGTGTTACCCAAACCATTTGTCCGTGCTTTACTTCGCAATGCAGTTGTGTTCCATCTATAGGCCCACTTAGTGTACCTGCTGGCTGTGTAATGCCTGTGTCTCGAAGAGCACGAACACCGTCCGTTGTATTTACTGCTATTACAGGAACGCCTGCTATTGTAGTTGTGCGGAAATCGCCTAGTTCATACATTTCGCTCAAGTGGCATATAGGCACCCAAACTTTACCGAAGATCAACTCTTGTTCTGCTAGGTAAACTTCGTGATTATTGTAGCATTCACTGCTGATGTATTCTATGTTTGGTTGCTTTAACCAGTTGGTATGATTGCGTGGTGGCATAGTAAACTCCTTACTATACAATATTTACATATAGCATGGAGTAATGTCAAAGATTATCTGTCTATTAGGGAATAGGTATAAACTATTATACAGCAAAACTTTCGCCGCAGCCGCAACTTGCTACAGCATTGGGATTGACGACTTGTAGATAACTGCCGCCTAGTTCTGTAATATAATCAACGGTACAGCCCATTACAAACATTTCTGCAATAGGGTCTACATGTAGATTGCCTACGGTAGGTTCTTTGTCTGTAACATCCCAAATATAAGTAAAACCGCTGCATCCTCCGCCTTTTACACTTAGGTAAACATTGGGATCTCCAACGGTTTTAAGATATTGTTCTGCTTTTTCAGTTAGTGTGATCATACTATTATTTATTGGCGATGTGTGCTACAAGTTTATCAAACAGTAACTTGTTAGATCTAGGGCCAGGATGTACATTGTCATCTGCTCTGTCTAATCTGTTGTCATAAAAACTATAGTCAAGCCATTCTATTGTGTTATCAAAATCTATGCTTGTCAGTATATTTCTAAGATCGTTGAGTTTTTCTGATATGTATTCGTCAGGTCTATTTTCAAAATCTAACATGTCTTTTATGTCACTAGTAAGATTGTAATCAAAAACTTCTCGACAAAGTGTGTTTGTTCCTTGTACAAAAACATATTTTCTATTCAAGTTTTTAAGTGCAAGTTCCAAACTTTTGACTTGAAGTAGAAATCTTTTAAGATTCATGTAACTATTATCAAAATGCTTGTAGTGCAACCGTGCATAGTCTTTTACACCGTTGATATCTGCATTTTTGCCTTCTGCAGGCGGGCCTAATATAGTATAGTCATCTACATTATTATGACTGCTATACATCCATCGTCTATGTGGGTATGACCATACTACAACCGCATAGTCATAACTAGTGTCAATGACTTGCTCTAATGTTCTGTAGAATATTTCTTCACAAGTTCCAGCGTTGATTCCTATGTTTGTAACGTCTGACTCGTAGTAATCTGCTAACAAATAGGGCCAGTGATACAGAGGTTGGTTTTGTTTTGTAAAACCACACTGCTCTGTAAAACTACAACCTGCTACTAGAATATTCTGCATGTTTCTCCTGGGCACCATCCATTCAGTTATTTAACCTGTCGAATGGAAGACAGGACTTTGTTAGTTATGGACGGTCTTTGGTAAATGGACCATCATCTAATTCATTAAGTGCTTCGCTCTTATGATCTGCTTCAAACATTAGATTAAGACTTTCAAACTGTTTAGATTCCCAATCCTCGTTTGAACGCAACTGCACATCAGTTGCTCCGCTTTCCAGTGCTTTTCTAAATGCTGCTATTCCTGCATCAACATCAGTTGTATATACGTCTACGTTAACTTTCATTTTCGATTTTCCTTACGTTTTTATTCATGTTCTCCACCTGGATCGTTTGGATCAAGTTTAACCTTTTCACCGTTAATCCACATGTATTGTCGTGTGCGGCTTACACTGTGATATCCAGGGCGCAAACTAAAAAGTTTTGGATTGCGTTTTGCAGTTTCAAATGTGCCTACTGTTACAACAATACCAGCAATAAACAATACATGTGCAACTGCACTTACACCAAACACAGTGATACTACCTACACTCATGCTAAAGATAATACACCACATCCATGCTAGTATTTGCATTACTACATGTCGAGTCTGTAGGTCTGGAATATTACGCAATGGATTCATGTTATGATCCATAATAGCGTTCCAACCGTTTACAATAAATGTTCTCACAGGATAAACTCCTTTTTCCAGTGTTGTTTTAATAGGATAGTGTGCGTCTACAGTGTCTTTAAAATCAATAGCATCATACACATTAATAAAACTCTGTACTACTTTATGGTTTCGGAAGTAACCAGTTACCCTATACATTAGTCTCTTAGCATCTTAAAGTAAATGCTTTCTTTCCCAGTCGCTTCATTGCGCACTGTTAGTGCTGGCTGTCCATCAGGATCTGATTTACCAACATAGTTCCAAGACATGCCGTCTTCGATATTTTGCTCTACTGTTTCAAAAAACTCTGTGTTGTCGATTGCAAACAGTGTTGTAAAAAGCATTACTGCGATAGTCATTTTTCGTTCTTCCTTAGTCTATACTTGCGTTTTTATGTACTGGCAGAGAGGGAGGGATTCGAACCCCCGGAGCCCGCAAAGGCTCAATGGATTAGTAATCCACCGCTTTAAGCCACTCAGCCACCTCTCCAATACTTTAATGAGCCATTATGACCTTACGTTCATAAACTTTAATAGCCGCTTTGGCTTGCTCTCTGTTAACTTTAGCCATGTTCATAACAAACTTTATACTTTGTTCTGTACTAAGTTGCATTTGGTATGCTTCAATAACTGCGTAATCAATATCTGCCATTTCATGTCTCCTATTATTATTAACATTATATGCTAACTTTACTAGGATGTCAAGTCTTTTTTGGCGATAAAAAATCCTCAGTGTTTACACCATAAGTTTCGGCCCAGTCGAGCTCTGCGTCTTGATCTTCGGCTTCTTTCTTTTGTTGCTTGTTGTTGAACATATCAACAGGCATGATAGTTTCTTCTTTTTCCATGTTCGACTCCCATATATGAGGGAAAAGTTCTTTACTATTAAGTTTTCTTCTTTGATCTAATAATAGCAGATTAGTTCGAGTATCGTCAATATCTTTTTTGTATTTACTGTCAATGAAGTTAATGCAACCTTCTATGGCATTATACAAACTGTATTTAGGATCCAATGTCTTTTGTAGTTGTGTACATCTGAGTACAAAATAGTCTAGCTGCCAGTCTGGCAGATTATTAATATTACTCCAAGTTGGACTTGTTGCATGATGTATTACAAAACCATTCTCATGTACGCCTCGTTCCATAAGGTAATCTATACAATCGAATAGTGCTACAGGATTTAATACATTCAAAACCATGTTAAAGTTATAACTAGGAACTTCATTTATAACTATGTCAATATTTTTTGCAAAACTACTCCAGGTCTGTGGATATCTAATGTATTGATAATGTTCACCTGTGCTTTCTGCACTTATTGTATATCTTAACTTTTTAAACTTTTTGCTAAGTTCAAATACAGGTGTATGTATGTTTTTTATATTACTGTTTATTCTTAACTTACAATCAGGATTGACCTCGTATAGTGTTTCCAGTAACTGAGCAAAATCCTTGTTTATAAGTGGCTCACCGCCTGCAAGATAAACTTCTTTTGCATTCGCTAGGTTATCCAGTACAAACTGCTTAACATCCTCTACACCATCTGCCCTGTTGACCGTCACTCCTAGTTCTTTTGCCCATCTACTGCTTAGGGCTGGAAAACAATAAACACATGCATTTTGACAGGTGTTATCATAACGTAAATCAAATCCGGTAGGTATTAGGTCACCATCGTTTGTATCATAACTTTCTAATCTGTCAGTTCTTGTAAGTGTGCGTTTATAGTGTTTTCTTAAACTATAAGCATCTTGCTCTGTTTCAAGTTTATAACACTCTGCGCAGTTACTATGGTATTTGCCATTTATCATAGCACCCTGTATTTCTTTAAGCACAGGATTGCTCGTGATACAACTAGCAAACGTATCTGTGTTAAGATTACCTAAAGGGCTTGCTCCGATACTACAAGTTTTAACATCACCATCTGGTGCTACATAAAGATTGTTCCAAGGCGCAGGGCAAAATGTTTTGCTTTCAAATAACTGTTTTGGTTTCATATAACAATATTATTCCTGCACCATTGTTCCAGTTTAGCATAGTCATATTCTCCAGGATCATACAAATGCGCTGGATTAACGATTGCAATGTTCGGATGATTTATCTGTGCAACTGCATGTGCAAGACTCTGTTTCTGTGTATGATAGCGCATCATATGAACATCGTCGCCCCAATGTTTTTCATATACCACTGCACTGCCTATGTTTATAACACGTTTTTTTGTTCCATGTATTTCGAAGCATTCATACACGAGTTGTGTTTGTGCAAAATCTGGCTTTGCTACGCTGATTAGAACATCAAAGTCTGCGGTTAAGATCGTTTGTCTAACAGAATAATCTCTGAGATCATGCTGTTTTCCAAATCTTAAAACAGTGTGTGCGTGTTCTAAATAATCAGCAATGCTTTTTCCAAGCCCTGCATCTGTTCCTGTGACTGATACTATCATAATATGAATATGGCGTTCCCGGCAGGATTCGAACCTGCGACCCACAGCTTAGAAGGCTGTTGCTCTATCCAGCTGAGCTACGGAAACATAAAGTTGGTGCGCCTAGAGGGAGTCGAACCCCCACGCCTTGCGGCACAGGTACCTAAAACCTGCGTGTCTACCAGTTCCACCATAGGCGCTTTATGTTTATTACTATACTAGAATCCTATGCTTGTGTCAACCTATTTATATCAGTGTGCGGTAGCATTTCTAAGTTTGTGGGTGTTATCTTAAAAATAGCAGTTATGCGAGCTACTGTTGTTGTACTCTTTACACCGTCTAATATTGTTCTTGTTTCCAATCCATAAGGAGCAGGACTTAGTTGCTCTACTAGATGCGCACTTGTCTCACGCCAAGCATCAACTATATCCTGCCTGCCCATGCCTAATACCTGTTGCATGCTGCGATAATGCTTGTTGTTAAAGTATCCAGTTGCATGGAAATCTTTGCGTGTTTTTTCTTCATTGTATTTTACATCTATACCGTCGTGCAATCCTAAATGTCTGCAAAAATGTTTTTGAGGAAGGTCTTTATAAACAACAAAGCCTTGTTTGTCTCGTTGTTTTATAAACTCATATCCTTGATAAACTTGCTTTACAGTTAGCTCTGGGTGAACGCTGCCTAGAAAAAAGTCTTCGTGTGTACGTCCAATACAATAATCTGTCGCATCATTGAGTATCCAATAGTAGTCATCGCCATTGACATAGTACCATGGTTTGTCTACACCTAACAGTTCAAGATCATAGTCGTCATATTTGTCTAACATCAAATCGCTATATACCGGAGCAAATCCATGATAGAAGTCATGGTATTTTGTAAAGCACCATGGATCAGTCCAAACACGTTCAAAATCCTCTATGCCGAGCCTGTGTACAACATTAGGCATATGAACGCTATTGGCAAACTCAATACCAGGTGTAAACTCTTGCTCTGTATATAGATCTTCAACTATGCTGTTTGTATGAGTAAAAACACAATCAAAGTCAATACCCATGTCTAATGCCGCAAGCAATATAGTATGACTATCTCTACCGCCGGTGTAATGCAATCTTATTTTGTTGTGTGACTGTCTTAGTACACTGAGTTTTTGTCTAATAAGATCCGCAGTGGTATACTGTTGCAATCTTGCAACATCCACTGCACTGTATGCATCTAGATGATATTGTGGTGCAATGCCTTGGCTAAACTGTTCAGTTTGCGCACTTTCATACAGTGCAGCATATGCATTGACGAATGTCTTTTCGCCTACTCGATAATGTTGTTGATTCATATTTTCTATGTAAAAAAATAGTGTGCGCCTAAACGCACACTATTACGGGGGATTAAGCTGCAGCTTTTGCTGCTACTAGCTCGTCTACGTTGATGAGCTGCATGTTGCTTTCACCAACTAAGTTGTCTAACCATTCGTTACGCTTCACAACCATCATGAATGTGTTGCGTGGGATGTCTGTTACGTTCTCTGTACCATGACCTGTGTGATCTGGATTAAAGATTAGGAACTGACCTTTTTGTAGGTTGATTGACATTTCACTGTCTTCGGTCTTAAAGCGGAACCAAGCACCGCCTGGCATGTCGTTAAGTTGTACGAAAATGCGCAGTGTTTCGCCGTGCTCTTGACCACGCTGATTATCAAAGTCAGTGTGGATAGCCATTGTATGACCTGGCTTCTGCTGGAAGATACGGATGCGTGTCTTCTCACACTTAAACCAATCAATCATAGCTCTTAGTTTTGGACTGTTGTAGTAACTGTCTGTGTATGAGAAGTTTTCTGGTGCTTCTTCTGCCCAAAAGTCTTGGATTTCTGTTGTTGTGCTTTTACCATCTTCACTACGGAAAGCATTGTAAAGATAGTTGCTAACAATACCTTTATCTTCGTCGAATGCAACGATATTGTTATCACTCACTGCACGTTCGCGAGCAGTGTAATCGAGTGCTGCTAGTTCATTGTCCCAGTCGCCCTGGAAAATCTGTGAACTGCAATAGATGCCTGTATTAGGGTTGTAACCTTTTGCATCATACTGTTTAAGTTCTGACATTTTATTATCTCCTATAGGATATCAGTATTGTTGAACTTTATATTAGGACCCGTCGATCCGCGTCATAGGCGCTGTTCTAACACTGTATTTATACTCTGTTTAAGTTGATCACTTAAACAAAGTCTATTGAAAGGACCTCCTCTGTTAAGGTAGTCCCAATGTTCACCAACACCTGTAGCAAGATTTACCACAGGGCTAGCACTTACACCAAGTTCATCGCACAGTGCAAGTTGTGTAGTTCTATACTTTTCAAACAAATAGTCTGAACTAAAGTTTTCCATTAAGCCCATTGCTATTTGCATGTTAAAAAAGTTTAGATAACTATCACGTTGGTATGCGCCCAGTCCATCTTTATTTGACCCAGATCTCTGTAGACGCATACCTATACGCAATCTTCCAACAGGAAATGCTTTGCTCATGCTAAACACAACCTGTTCAATGCACGGATAAGTTAGGTCGAAGTCCATTTCACCTACCGTGCCAAACCAACAACAATCCACAAGTACAGGTACTTTTAATAGTGTACATTGTTCCATTAGTTCTTTGTAGTTATAGTTTGTACCACTGTCAGCGAAAGGTATGCTAATGATCAAAGTGTCATTTGGCCCAATATCATTTTTATCTTTTAGTACATTAATATCAGTAGCATACCCATGATAACTGTATTCACCTGCTAGTACACGCAGATTTCTATGACGATGTTTTAAGTAAAACTTGTCAAATGCTTCTGTTGTACCATGACTGTATACACTATCGCTGAACTCGTTCAAACCTTGTATGGTGTTGTTGCTTGTACTGAGAATCCAATCTCGATACATATCGCAGTATTCCTCACTGCAATCCGTGTCCTGTGTGCCTACTTTAGCATGCATTAACATGCCTAGTGTTGTAGTTGTTTCACTATCAGGAATACATTTACCTTGACTATAAGGCTTTCTAGTCCTCATTCACAAATCCGGTTACCGTTAATGTATACTTTGGATTGATGCCAAAGTTTGCACTTAGATGAAATACATCATTTGGAATCTCCACAGTGTATCCAGGTTTCCAATGATGTAACATATTATCATGCACTTGCAAAAAATGTCCCCAATCCCATGGGCTAATAGCAACAAAATATCTTTTTACATTGCCTTCGCCGAAACGTGTTTTAAAACCGTTGTAACTATCAGTGTGAATAGGAATGCCTGTGCCTGGATCATATCTTAACAATCTAACCAAACAGGTTTCTTTTTTGAGATTAACAGCATCAAAGAAATCATCACCGCACATGTCTTTCAGTGCCTGATCATCTTCTGGTTCGATTCCCCAGTTGATTTCTAAAGTGTTATGTTCGTTGTATCCTAGATACTGTGTCATTACGCTTTGTCGCAAACTGTCTGCAGGTACAAACGGTCTAGGTTTGTAATCTTTAATCGTAGCTCGGGAAATATTATCTTGTGCCCACGATATAATCTGTTGATGATCAATATCAACATGCATTTCTAAATCACTAATGTCTAGATGATCATCTAAACTTACTTGTTTGTCGTCCAAGTATTCTTGGAACCAATCATTTTTTTCGTAAAGATTTGGCATTACTTTATATCCCATATTCTATAAATCGAATGACTACGCACTGTGCGTCTTACAATATCTTCCCCTGCAAGTTTAGTTTCAGCATATATACGATGCTCTTCTCCCAAAGGTGATAGGTCTATTGTGTGTTTTTGATTGTTAATATCAGGTAAATTTCTAGTACCAAGAAATCCACTGCAAAATACACGACCAACATGCTCTCTATGAGTATGCCTTATGTCATTGTCTGTAAGTCCATACACACATTTTGTACTTGTATACACAACGTGGCAATCACTAAAAACATCACATATACGTTGTATGCCTTCTAGTTCAATGCGTCTTGTTTCTGCATCTCGTCTTGGACTTGTTTTGCGACACGCTCTCGCAACAAGCCAAACTGTGTCTATGTTTTCATATTGTTGCCACTCATCAATAGGATCTTCGAATCGTGTAGTGGCAATGGTTGGCTTATAGGAGTCAGCAAGATACTGTCCTAAATGTCCTGTAGCACCTATAAGCAACACATTATTCAAGTTCACCACTCCAATGAATAGTGATCTTAGGATTGATGCCTGCGTTTGCACTTCCGTGATACACGCCAGGCTGAAGATCCCAAAAGTCTCCTGCTCGCCATTGGTTAATACAAGTGTTGCCCCAATGAAAGAAGTGACCCCAATCCCAGTCACGCACAAAAATCATATACCTGCGCAGTTTAGTATAGTCAGGCTTTTCGTCACCTGTGCGTCTAATAAAACTACTATAGGTATCCACATGACTCCAAATATTATGCCCTGGAGGCTGAATAAACAGACTAATGCCCATTTTATCTTTGCCAAATCCTGGGAATAAGTTTGCTAGTGGTTCAAACCAATGTTCAAACTCCTCGTTAGCAATCTTGAAGTACTGTGTGTTGTACGCAGTATGGGTATTATTTTTTAGTGCAAGCAATGCTTGTTCCCTAATAGGAGCATCGCTTACATCATCATTGGCATGCATGATACGTTCATTCTCGTAGTCATACCACCAAAACTTTTCTGGTGTCATATGCTGGTTTGCTTTATTGATTGCAAACTCTGCTAGACCTTCCCAATCAAACTCGACGTTGCCCTCATAGTTGAGAGCATCGCCGTGATCCTGTTTCATAGGATCCCAATGCCAAGGATACTGTTCTCGGATTACCGGAAGAACACTTTCCTCAGGACTGATAGGTTTCAGTGGGATCTTAAAATCATATGGATCTAGTTTCATCGCTGGCTTTCTACCATTGGTTCCCAACGACTGTTGATTTCGTCTTCGGTGAGATCCCAACGAGTTGTGTATACGCTGTTACACTTTGTCCATGTACCAATAGCACTGTCACAGTTCAAATGGTTTTCCATCATACGCAACTTCAACCCATCTGCTTGTTCCTGTGTCATATTAAGTGCCATCCAAGTCATATCCCAACCAAATGCTAGTTTAGGATTACCTGTCATTTGTGGCAAACTGTTTTCGCCAACACTAGCAAGGCTTTGCTCGCAAGTAATAGCAGGATCAGTTTCAGTAACAACCAATACATGCTTTTTACTAAGCAGTGCATAGTCTACTTCGCCGTTGATAAGAGCAAGACGTGCATCGCCTGATCCATCATAGACAACAGGCTTGTGTGTAGTTCCCCATTGGTTGTTGAACTCTTGTACAATACGAGCCAATGGACCGTCTGCAGGTACTGTGTGTGCTACACGACCTGAGTCTTTGCTAATAAAGCCACCCCTGGTACACACAAACAAAGGTGCTGAATCATAGCGCAGTGTGATTGCATCGTTGATGTCAAACTTAACACAGCCGCCGTCACGCCCTACTGCTTCATAATCACTAGCCCATGGCATAAGCACAGGACCATCAATCTTTGGAAGCAAACTTCCTAGTGCAACACAACGGTCACCTGGGTTTACCAAGTTTACGTCATAACTGCTGGCTAGGTCAGTACTGTATGCTTGGCTTTGCATGCTAAAGCCGCCTGTTTTACTACCACTGTTAAGGATAGTTAGTTTTTCTGCCGCAAAAGCAGTAGTCGTAAATAGTGCAATCGAAAATGCAACTAGTAGGTTCTTCATCTATATCTCCTAGAATAAAAGTTGATTGAGTCTAAATACTCCATCTATTAGTTTGTTATGAATGATAAATGCAAACACTAAAGGAAGTGTGTCTGTGTTTCTCAATAGCATTCCTATGGGTGCTAGTACAGCGAAACATATTAAATAATATAGCATGCTGTAGTTCATTAAACCTGTATACAGTGTAACACCAAACAATGCAATAATCAATAAACTTATTAAGATTTTTAAGTTGAAGTTATAAAAAACTGGCACCATTTTGCTCAAGGGCCAAGCAATCATAAATCCAATAAAGTTTACTAACACAAGTCCAAGGGCAAGTTCAGGAAGAAAATCGCTGAACTCAAACTGTACAAGGTTAAAACCTTTTTGTTCCATGAGGAACAACAGTATTGCTTCACTGCCAATAAGTGGTACTCCAAATATAAGCAGTGGCAACAACATACTGAAAGCACCTGCATTGTTTGCAGTTTCACTAACCACAATACGTTTTACAGGATCTTTGGTCACCAACATACTAGCATTGTATGCGGCTGTACTACTAAACACTGTAGTAAGTCCAGGAATAAGCCCTCCGAAGAAACCTATCGCTGTGCTTGCTAATAGTGCCAAAGGATTGAGAATGTACACACGACCTAGTTCATAAGCCTTTGCTTTTGTCTTGGCTATGTCAGCATCCCAATGATGCAACATCTGCGGAATAGCAAA